GAAAATTTGCTTCGATTGTGTTAAAAGAGCTTAAACAATATAGCGGATGGCACTTTTCAGATATTGGCAGGATATGGACATAATAGATTCAAATAATAAAGCAATTCCCCCCTTTTCAGGAGTAAAAAGATTATGAAAATTGAAAAAATCACTGGAAAACTTACAGCAAGGCAAAAAAATCTTATTATTGCACTTGAAAACGACATTATAGGACTGAATGAAGGACAAGCATTATCTGTAAAAGGCTTTGTCTTCCTTAAACAGAACACCGAAAAACATGAAATTCGTGGCCTGGTAGGTCGTTCTATCCTTTGGAATAATATTCAAGGTGCTTATCAGGTTAAAAATGGCAAGGAATGTATTGTTCATATTGCCTAAAAACCATAACATAAAGGGATATAAAAATGAAAATGAATACCGTCAAGCAATATGCTATGTGTTACCGGGCGAAAAAAATAGCCGTTTACAATCTCGCAAAGGAAAAACTTAACGAAGCGAAAATATCCGGCGATATCGCAAAAATCCGTATTGCCCAACACAATATTGATATGCTTATGTCGAATCTGTAACTATAAACACTTTTAATCAGGAGTATATAACAATGGCTAAAATAACCCTTGCGACTGTCAAAAAGTTTATACGTCAAAACCGTAACAATCTGTTTATTAAACAAAAGTCACGTTTTGACGGCATGTATGATTGTGTTATGGACAACAAAAACGCCGAATTCCGGCAAGTAGCCCCTGAAAGTATCGATTTTGAAAAGTCAAATACTTTTGGAATACCTGGAGCATGGTTTGTGGGTTCCAGCCGTGATTATTTTAATGAATATTCCGATGATAATTATATCGGATATACCGTATATAACTGCTGCGGACAATGCGTTATTGTAACTCAAGTAAAGTAAAAGTAAATAAATAAATAAGAAAACCAAGATACCTAAAAAAATATCTTGGTTTTTTATATACTCATATATCCGTATAAATCTTGGATTCCTGTATACTCATACGGGTATCCATACGCCTATCAGGCCATTCCCCTACCCCTTTGTAGGGGTTTACCTTACACCTTTATAGGGTGTTTACCTTACCCCTTTGTAGGGGTTTACCTTACACCATATTCAGGTGAATTCCCTACACCATATTCAGGTGAATTCCCTACAAGGTTTTCAGGTAAAAGCCTTACATTCTTTTGTAGGTGTTTTCCCTTACATGTCCTGTCAGGTATATCTATTAAGTTTATATCCATATCCTACCATAATATCTCCAAAAGTCAACCCCCAAAATATAGTATATAAAAAATTGCGTATACCATATATAGTATTGTATCGAAAACAAAGTGTCCAACTGGAAAAACTGAACAAGAGTAAAAAAGATTATATAACGTAAAGCCTTTAAAAATAGATAGTTATAAAAATGTTATACTAATTTATATTTTTATCTTGTGCCAATATATGCCATAGCATATAATATAGACGCAACGATATAACACTTTTCAGGAGTCTTCGAAATGGAAAACATAACGACAATTGAACAAATGGAAAAAATCTGTCCCGTACAATTCCGCGCTCGCGGCCTAGACCGTGTACACAATCGCCTAAACAATATAAAGGCTGAAATAACAGAACCTTATGCTAAAAATGAAGTCTATTTACTCTCCCTTGGCGATACAATACTCGCCTGCATTGACACAATGCCCGCCCTGTTGCAAGAGTTGGCGGAATATGGCGAGATATGCTCTCATGATAATAATATATGCCTCTCTTGCATTAATGGCATATACTATCTAGATATGTTAGGCCATAAAACGCCGGTGGAATACAATAACGCCGAAATTGCAATCAGGCGATTTATTGACCTTATTATGGAGGGTTAAAAAATGTTTTGCCTATTTTGCATAATTGGATTGATAATATCAGACATAAGTTTTTTTATATTATGCATTTACGCTATAATATAAAAAAGTTTAAAAAATCCGATTTTATGGATTGACAATATTTTGAAAATAGGTATGATATCTATAGTTGATATGAGTTTAAAACAGTTTTTTCAGGAGTTTTGAAAATGACAGAGGATCTATACAATAAATGCTACAACGTCTTTGCCGATAAGTATTTATATATCATAGGCATACTACGAGCAAGCCTTGATGGCAATCTGATCCGCATGGCGGATGATAGCCATTGTTTGATTATTGACAAAAACAGTTTTTAAACTTTTATTTTTTAAGGAGTTACAATCATGACAAAGCATTTTTATGCCGAGCAAACCCCCCGAGGTTTTGCAAACGAAGTCCAAACTTACAGGTTTGCCACCAAAGCGGGTCGGGATAAATTTGTGGCAAATCACTGCAATGATGGCGACTGTAACAGCGCAACAACAGGAGCAAGGGCCATTAATGCAAAACAGGCCCTGGCAAATGTCAAGTATACCGGAGACGCAACAACAAAATCATACAATAGCGGATATATTGATATGTGATTGCAACCCCCAAACAATTTTAAGCCCTTCGCCTGTTTTTGCTCATTTGTTCCTTTGCTCAAAAACCCTATTTCTTTTTTCTGAAATAGGGTTTTTTATATTGACATTGCATATTGATTATGGTATATTATAAATGGTTTATATACAAGAGTTTACAAAAAGTTTAAATCACTTCTATTATAATAAAAACTCAAGCTATTGTCAATACATATTTTCAAAATATTTCATAAATATATTTTTTAAAAAATCGTATTTATCCTATTGACATAATATCAAAAAGGTTTATACTAGGTTTATTAGAGTAAAGATAACCTTTTAAATCAGGAGTTTACAAAATGTATAATGAATACACAAGAATTTTAGAAAATGTATGGACCAAAACAGTCAAGCGATTAAACGCCATAAGAAATAGTATTCAATGATTAATACTCTTTTTGGCAATCTGATTCGATTAAACAACGTTACGTATAAGATTATAAAGTCTTATAAAATAGCAGTTTACGCACAAAAAGAAGCACGTAAATTACGTTGCAAGTGGACTAGGTCTAATAATAACTATCTAGTAATTAAGGAGTTATGATAATGTGGATCAATGAGAAAAAAGAGTCGTCAAGAATTATACAAATGAATGCAAGGCTTGCCCATTTTAATGGCAAATTGCAAAAGGATAATCCGTATCCAAAAGGCAGCAGATCATTTAATATATGGAATAGGGCGTGGAAAACCGCGGAGAAAGTAAGCCATCTGCCTATTGTACAGACAGCATTATATTCTCGAGACTGGCCTATACTGCCATAATTAATACAATTCCCCCTTATCAAAATAGGTTTTTCATATCTTATACCCCCGGGTTACACAATGGCCCGGGGGTATCTCTGTATATTGCCAAGCTATTGCCATTCGCCCTTATTTCGCACAATATCGTCGTATAAGACGTTTAAATCTTTTGGGCATGGTTTGACATAGCTTTGGTAATGATTGTATATCCTGGCGGGATTATGGCGATATTATATCGGGCTTGTAATGGTATCTATAATCTTTTATCGATATATTTATAATGATAGAGGCAAGACATCGATACAAATTTATCGATAAAAAAATATCGATAAAAAAATATCGATTGTCGGGTTTGGGAAAAGTTAGGGTTTTATTTGTAAAAATGCCCAACGGTACCATGATTTGCAAAAACCTATTTTTTTGAAAAATTTGCGACTTTACAGACTTTTAGGACTTTATATCCTATAAGCATCCATTCTAAACCCCATTCTAAACCCCTGTTAATCTATACAACCCCTACCAAGATACACTAAGATATACTAAGATACGCTAAGATATAATACTTAATGGTATCATATTGACCCCAGCATGTCTACCACACACAATATAATACCCTACATACAAACATACTATAGTTTCTTGAACTGATACGCCCATGCCCCATATTAGCTGTAGTGTCTTTATACATATTGACTTCATTTTATTCTATTTTTTTCACATTATAGGTATTATATACATATAAATAAAACTTTTTACTTTTTGCCTGCATTTTTGAATTACCTTTTACAAAAAATAGATTTTTTTGAAAAATTTGCGATTTTTACGACTTTATAGACTTTATAGTCTTCTGATACCATTACCCTATTTACTCCATTCATTTATATAATTATTCAGCCCCATCCCAATAGACATTAAACCTATTTTAAATTAATCTAAACCCCATAACCCCCGTCCTCATATAATACATATCTTCCCCATATTCCTTTGAATATTTCACACAATATATCTTAAAGCCCCTATTAGTATAAAAATCGATATTATTATATAAGCACCTTAGATAAACACCTCCACCACCAATAGCATGTTTAAGTAATTTAGAACCTATTCCTTTATTTCTGTATTCTCTATCAACAACCAAATTTACCACTGTACCATCACTCATTACTTGACAAAACCCCATAAGTTTACTACCATCATATTCACAATATTGTATAGAGTTATCATGTATGTGAACATTCCAATCAACACCGGCTCTTTTGTAGATGTCATTTAGTTGTTTTATATCTATTTTATTCATAAATTACTGTAAAATAAAGTTTTTACTTTTATTTCCAATATTTGAAGTGCCTTTTTACAAAAATTTAAAAAATTTAAAAATTGCGACTTTTTAGACTTTTTAGACTTTTTAGACTTTTTAAAGTACCCCGCTCAGTTTTATACCCCATTATCCAAGTATATTAAACCAGTAGTACACCATATTTTTATTTAATTTTTATACCAGATTGACTCCACAGTTTTATGCAACTGTCCGTTAAGTTCAACAAGAGGTTTAAAATCCATCCAAGTGGCTTTGGTATTTTCACACACAATCACTTGTCCCATCCTTTTTTTACACCACTCTGCAAGATTAGCATAGTTTAATGTTTTATTATTTATTTTATACCATTGCCCACCATATTGATAAGGGGGGTCAATATACCAAGTTGCTTTTACATTGTTTATATTAAAATAATCATCTTGTTTTATTTTCCAATGTCTTATTTTGTACAAGTTGTTAGCTATATCATTTTTTGTCTTATTCCATGAATTGAATTTTTTGACAGTCTTTTTTGGCGATGCCGACCCACAATTTATACAAAAACCTATCAGGTTTCTTTCTTCTTCTAATAGTAACGTATGTTTGTTAATATTATCATTTTCATGCATATTGGGCAGTTTTAGAATGTCATCTTGGTTTGCCTGTATAAGATATTTCCATATATTTACAATAACATCATACTTATCAATAAGATATACCTGTTTTTGCCAATTATTTGCAAAAAGACTATACTGTGCGGCACCACAAAAAGGTTCTATAATTATATCATGTTCAGGACTGGGGTAGTATTTAGCTATTCTCTTTTTAGTTCCATAATATGACCACATGGGGCAAGCCTCCTTTAAATTTATTTAAATCTTCCATTTTATATCCCTTATTGCTTAAATGCACCAAAATAGCAATATTTATCAATACCGTTTACTCTATTTCCTTCCAGTGTGTTACATCATACCAACAATCACCGTGTTCCCCTATATTGCTATCATTGTCAAAATATCCGTCGTTTGAATACATACTTCCATGTGATTCCACATTCTTTTCTATAATAATGCCATAACTCCATATATCACCTTTTAGACGAATACGTTTGTCTACATCAGGCAGTTTGTCTTCTATGCTTATCCAGTTCATTCTATTGTCCTTTAATTCCATGTGATACCAGGATTATTCCACCTGATTATATTGGGCATACGAACTATTCTGGCATCTATATTCCAATATTCTGGTGGATTTGGTATTCTAAGGCAATTTAATTTTATATACCAATATCTAAGTGTCCTGTGTGCCGTGTATTCATCATCTATATCAATGTCTTTTGCTCTATTTAGTAAGGATACTTCCGTTATTTCCATTATTTTTTACCCTTTTTATTCTTTTTCCCTGTTTTCCCAGCTTCCAAGAAATCGTATAGCATTTCAGGAGTGTTTATGTTAATTTTGAGTTTGTTATCCAAATAAACATATTTATGTTTCTCAGGTGCTTCCCATAGCCACCATTCTATCCAATTTGCCATATCCTGCATTATTTCTGCCAATAATTCTACAGCAAGAGATATAAAAGTATTATCCATATCCAGATTTATGCCTATATCCCTCAATGTATTATTGGCCTCATGTAAGGTGTCTTGATAGTGTTCTATCTCATTTATAATATTAACAAACTTTTCTTTAGTCATGTCTTGTTCGCCTATTTTATATGGTATTTAATCTTCGTGTTATGATATCACAATATTCTTTTGATATCTCCGAACCAATCCAATTTTTTTTATTAAGTATTGCTATCTTAGCAGTAGTCCCACTGCCCATAAAGGGGTCATAAATTAAATCATTTTCATTTGACCATGATAATATGTGGTCTTCCACAAGCTGTTCAGGATATATAGCCGGATGCTCAAAGGCAATTTTGTCCTTAGACGATACCATGTATCCAGATGAATATACCCAAAAATTCCCCCTATTCTTGGTAATGTCTTTTGCCGAATTATATAATCTATCCAACATTCTCGCATTTGATTCTACCTTTGTAATACTCCCATCCATGTTTCTAAAAGAGGATGATTTACGTTTTCTTGTTCCTTTTTGTATTTTTTCCACCTCTTTTTCAGACTTTAATTCCTTTAATGGATTAAATGTTTTAACATTCCCCTTACTAAACACAAACATGAATTCAAACTGCTGATTATACCTGACATTAGCAGGAAAAGGACAGTTTGGTTTGGCATATATCATCGTATCCCACACATTAAATCCAATTTTCTTAAAATAAAGACATTGTTCAAAAGGAAGCAATTCTTCTGTTCCGTTTTCTGTCTTATCCCCCACAACCCATACCACAGCACCCCCTGGTTTAGTAACCCTAAAGAGATGTTTGGCCACTTTTTTATAATCAAATGTAAAGTTTTTATATGTTCTCATGTCAGAATAGGGGGGGGGATGTAATCGTCATATCAATAAAATCATTTGGCATCCTATTCATGGTGTCCAAGCAGTCTTCATTATATATTTTATTTATTTCCATTTTTTATTCCTTTTACTTAAATTTTTAGTTAATTTTCACCTGTTTTACATCATTTTTTATACTATACTTTAAATAATTCAAAAGGCTATCAAATTCTAATGCAATATGCCCCTTAGTTTTTTCATAAACAGACTCATCTACTTCAACCGGAATCCCACAAAAAGATGGATTTCCAGTTATAGGGGCTTCTGGAATGATATATACCTTATTGATATTTTTTAGCATATCATACCCCATTTGTGTTACTTTTATACATTTAATGCCATTGTTGTGACTTTCCATATCCTTTTTTATTTTATATAAAGAATCAAGGGACATAGAGGAAGTAGAATCTGATGCTCCTGTGAACGCAGTCTGGTTTCCCATAATGGAATTAAAAGGTTCTTTTAATACTCTATTCATTATATTTCCTAGCTGTACTGGGTTACTAGATACAGATTTATATCAAAATGGTCTATTGGACTTGTTTTATTAAAAACAAGATTTATAAGTGATTTGAGTAGTATCCGATAGTCCTCTGTCTGATTAAGAGTATCCAAATTTATTGAATCAAGGTATTCACCATCAGCGGACTTGGCATATATCTTTCCCACATATACATATTCCCCTCTCATGTCATCAAATATCATGCTTAATCCATTATATTCTACTATTTTGGCATCAAAGCGCCAGTCCGCATATTTATCCAGCATATCCTCTGTATTGCCTTCTTCCCCCAGATATGCCGTTTCAAACTCATCATAATCAAATTTACATCCCAATATAATATACTGATTTATCTGTACGCTCATTGTTTATATTCCTCAAGTTTTAAATCATAGGAGTCAACCATTCCTGACTCCCAATCTTTAGATTCATTACAGGCAACTATTCTATATAGTCCACCATTTATAACATTTTCTATACCAATTAGAGGCCAGTCATTGTTTATTTCATCAAATACATCATTAATCCAGTCACAGTGTTCGCATCCTTTACAGGATAATTTTTTCATTTTTATTAAAGATGTTTTAAAATATACACCCCTTCTAGTGCTATAACTAGAAACATGTGCTTTAAATACATGTCCTTTACATTTAGGAATGTTTTCAATAGCGTCCTTTAAATCCTGAAACATAATGATTATTGGTTTATTTTTCATATTTTATACCTCCTCGGCATTAAGACATTCATTACATCTTTCATATCTCTTACCATTTAATTTTAAATTACTTGAAAACAAACCACAGAATCCATACTTTCTATTAAAATGCTCACAGGTTATTGAACAATATTGGTTGTTGCAGTTTATTTCCTCATATTCTATTATTTTTACTGTCTTTATCATATTTATTCCCTTATTTTGCTATAAACTCTTTAAACCATTGAAAATACATCCAAGGAAGCAGATTAAGGTCTGCAAATCCATACAAGCCACAACTAAAGAAATCATGTACCTCTATGGGTACAGTACTATTATTGACTATCCCAACATCCAGCGTATATGCTACTGGGGCATTATTGTCCTTAAATACATTTATCATGTCATTTATGGTAGCAACATCAGGAAATATAGTAAATTCACCACTATAGCTATTTAAGCCCACAAGTTCGTTTTTGTAAACAAACGCCCGCCATTCACTGTCTATATCTATTAATTCAGATATCTGATAATTGCCGTGGGGAACATTAGCTATATTGGACTTGTCTATTATTTTTGTAAAATGCTTTATTTTATCATTAGATTTAACAAAACTATTTTCATATACATCGTTCTGATTGCCATTTATTATACGCCTTTTGGCAAAAGGAAAAAGACAGGTTGGTATATTTATTGGCAAGGGTGTTTTATTATGAAAAGTATTCAAATATTCTGACACAAATTCAACAGAACCAACAGGAATACAGTTGACAACACACGGTTTTTCTGAAAGAACATACTCTATATCCATATGTCCATACCACTTATGGTATTCTATGGCCTCAATTAGTGTAAAACTAAAGTCGTGCTTTATTGTATTATTTATTGTTTGTAATGAACTACTCACCAGCAAGCTGGCTGAGTTTCTTCCTTCGTAGAATTTTCTTGTTAATACTAACAGTGGATTTTTCTCCAGAAGCGTTTATTCCCATAGTTCCTACGGTATTTTGAGTTTGCTTTTGTAAAAAGCAAACTCTAATATATTTATTGCAGCATTTATATCCCTGTCATGTTTACAGCCACACTCCCCACAAACCCAATTCCTATCCTTGAGCGTAAGCAACGAATTTGTTGTCCCACAATCCGAACAGGTTTTAGAACTTGCTTCAAACCTTCCAATCTGAATTATGTTCTTCCCCGCCCAAGCAGATTTATAAGTTAGTTGTCTTAGAAACTCTGACCAACTAACATCAGAAATTGCTTTTGCTAATTTGTGGTTTCTTAACATTCCAGAAATATTCAAGTCCTCTAAACAAAATGTGTTAACTTGGCTCTCGTTAACTAATTGTCTAGTTACTTTATGTATAAAATAACTTCTACTATTTCTGATTTTTTCATATACTCTTGCTACTCTTAGTTTTTGTTTCTCTCTGTTCTTTGACCCCTTCTTTTTTCTAGAAAGTCTTCGTTGTTCTTTAGCAAGATTTGCTTCATACTTTTTAGTAACCCTAGGATTATCAATTTTTCTACTATCGGAAAGAACTAAGAAATCTTTTATTCCTAAGTCAATACCAATAGCTGTTTTCTTGTTAATCTTTTTTTGTTTTACTTTAATAACCTGTTCAGTAACAACTGATACAAAATATTTATTGGTTTTTGTTTTAGAGACTGTGCATAATAATGGTTTACCTTGTATATCTCTATCTATTACGATTTTAATTCCTTGTTTGAATTTAGGAAGTAATAATTTATTATTTACGACTTGAAAGTTTTGTGGGCAAGTGAAAGATTGTTTGCCGTGCTTGTTTTTGAATTTAGGAAACCCCTTTTTATCTCTAAAAAACTTAGTAAAAGCGTTGTCTAGGCACATAAGAGAGTATTGCAAGGACTGTGAATTAATTTCCTTTAACCACTTAGTTTCTTCTGCTTTCTTAAGCATTGGAATGTCTTTTTGCAACTCAAATCTAGATATTCCCTTTTTTGTTTTTTGATAATGTTTTATTTTTTTATCTAAAGCATAGTTATACAGCCATCTTGCCGAACCAAAATGTTTCTCAAGAAGAACTTGTTGTTCCTTGTTTGGGTATATTCTATATTTATATGCTTTATGGATTATCATCCCTGTTTCTCAATATATTTTTTAATTGTGTCTGTTGAAGCATCGCCAGTTGTTGTGGCAAAATAATCATCTGACCAGAAGATATGCTCAACCCAAAACTCTTTTTTCAGTAAGGTCTGATGGTGCTTCCAAAGATATATGGTTTCCTCAATGATATTCTTTCTTTACAAACATTGGTCTTCCTACCTATATGTATAATAACTATTTCTTAGTATTTTATCAATGTAATACTAAGACAGCAATTCATCCCCGTAGCAAGCTACTGGGGATTTCTTGCTAAAGGGATTAAACACCCTTTTGTAACATTTCTTCAAATAATAGCATATTTTTAATAACGGTATTGCATTTTTGATTATATTTCCTAAGTGTATCCAACAGCTTTGCTATTTTCATTTTGCTGTGGTATTTAATACGCAACATAATAAATTCTTTACTAAGGAGTTCTTTTGATACCCCTTTTTCAACAAAAGAAAGCACTATTTTATTGTAAGAATAGACATCCACAAAAACATCAAGCATTTCGTCAAATAACACCTCTGATGTTCTATATTGTGCATAGGTATGTGAATTATATTTTATCTGTGCTGTATTAGCCCTAGTCAAATATTCCTTTTGCTATAATGTACTTTTAAACTGAATATAAAAATTAACCCTCATACCCATATAAACCAAAAGCCACAACAGTATCCCCTGATTTAGTTGTATATTCTTGTTCAAAATATTCAAGATACTCCTCCTGATATTCATCATAAGAGAAAACACCATCTTCACTGTACTTGTTGGTATATTCCTCTGCATCCTCTTTATTTATAAAAGAGTTCTTATAGTCAATTAACACCAACTCACCTTTCTTCCACTTTTCAAATTCTTCTTTTGAAACCATTGTTAACGAGTGTGTACTACTTGAGTTGGTTTCAAATACACCAAATCTTATTGTTCTTTTCATCTTATTTTTCCTTTCGTAGATTAAATATTTTGCATATCTTGTCTTCCAGTTCCAATTTACTTCCACTATTATTCAGTATTATATCATATTTATCATAATTGTCAAGAGCTTTTTCAGAAATATGCGACATTTTTTCACATGTATTCCTGTTTATTTTGACAACTAGTGTATCGAAATCCTTATCATTTTTAAAACACTCAATTTCATTGGGAAATCTGACATCTGTTATTACAAAAAATGAATCTTTTGACGTTTTTATTCGGTTTTTAAGGTATTTTACCCAATAATCAGAATCAACTCTGTCTCTAAATATATTAGTACCATATATTTGCAACAAACTTCGTGTAATTGGATTCTTATTTTCATACCAATTATCAAATGTGGTCACATATTCTGGTGGACAGAATAAATTAACTATATTTATCAAATCATTAAAGTCCTGTCTTGCCCCGTCCTTAACTGCTTGTGCAAAAGCACACTGAACTGTGGACTTCCTATATTTAGAAATGATGTTAGCAACAGTGTTTTTACCCGACTGTGCTTTTCCTGCTAGTAATATTATCTGTTTTTTCATACTACTATTATAGCATATTTATTATTAAAATGCAAACGTAAAATAAAAAAACTTCAGATTTTTTGTCTGAAGTTCTGAATATGATATGGCAGGGGGTTTATACAAATTTAAACGCTTTTACTATTTCCTTTTTAAGTATCTTATATCCGTCTTTTTCAAGCATTTGGTGAACTTCTTTCTCATCTTTTCCAATGTCTTTTATTTGTCTTTGTTCCACTTTAATATCATAACATATGCTACAATAATAAGTTAGCTCTATATTACTATCATAGATAGAATAACTATTTAGCATATACTCATGTGGGCAATTGTCATATAGTATCTTCCGCCTTAAATGTACTTCTTGTTCTATTTTTTTAAGATTTTTTAATTCTTTTTTAAATTGTTCTGTATTCATTAAACGAGTTCCTTAAAATCAATCACCCTTGTGTCATCTGGACACAGAACCTCAATCTTTCTATTCCATGTCTGGGGCACTCTACATATACAACCCCCATTATTATAGAAGTTTATGAGGTTTTTTTCACTGTCCTCTATTATAAGGGTGTCAGGGGTGGCATATTCTTGTTTTCTATTAGTGAATATAACCTCATTGGTGTAGAATGCACCTAAATGCGCTCGTATCCACTTCAGTTTTCCAATTTTACTGGATATGTGGTGACTGGGGGTGGTACAAATAACTATATTTTCTTTCCCTACAAGTCTAACACAGTTTTTTATAAGTGGTTCCAGCCATTCATGGGGTTCAAGGGCTTCCCAAAAGTCTACACCAGCCCTGTCAATGGTTTTCCAAAATTGGGACTTGGTTATACCCATTTCCTGATGATACCCACGTTGTTTAATTTCAAAAGGTGTTACATCAAATAATTTAAATGTTCCCCCAGTGAAATCACAACATACACCATCCATATCCAACAATATTTTTCTAATATTTTTCATTATGAACAGTATATTAGCACATTACATGGCAAATGTCAAGAGTTTTTTGATTTATTTTTATAAAATACTTTTAATTTTTTATAAAATTCACCAAAAATGTAGTCTATTAGGTATGTAAAGGACTCTCCATCCTTATCAAGAGCTATTCCCAAAATCTCACAGTATTTTATTATTGCATGGGACGATTCGTGTACAAGATTTACCAAATTTTGTTCAAAATATACATCAGATGATAGCCATATTGTAAAATCTTCGGCATCCTCCTCGCACCAAAAAAAGCAGGAATCAGAACCCGAAACCGCTGTAAATCCTTTTTTAGTATACTTTTTATTAATTTCTTCTAAAGTACACAAAAGGAGCTTGATTTCATATGGGTATATATTTGGTTTTACTTTATAGATTCTCATCAAATCTTCCTATCCAGAATAATATTCTTGACGTGTCCTTAGTGTAACTACCTCAGCATCCCAGGTTCTATAGTTACGAGGGGATTTTGTTTCCTGATATTCTATATAGGCATAAGAATGACTCCAATCCATGACAGACTTGTTTCTAGCAGCCCATATATCTTTATCAAACCGTTTCATACATCCGGCATTACAATACCAGTAGGGAAGTGAAAGGTCTTTGGTTCTCATGGCTTGTGTTACATTTTTGCCCCTATGAAGATGCCCTGCGACAAGTAGGCTAAATGGCCTATTTTGATTAAGACGAATTGCCTGCATTTCCTCATTACTTTCAAATCCATGTGTAAAAATGACTTGATTAGACAGTGCAAAACATCCTACTTTAGGGTCATAGGTATAGTCTTTAATGGGCATCTTCCAGTTTGTTATTTCTGGAAATATATTAGGATTCCTAAAATCAAGCATCTCAAGTATTCTAGAGTCTACTCTTTCTGGATTTAAAAGGTGTGTGTCGTGATTTCCAAGTAAAAAATAAAACTCACAATTTTTATTGGATTTTTTGGCAACTTTTCTGATATCTGCCAACATTTTTCCAGCAGTTTCATATTCATCTAATAGCTCGTGTTGATGAGATGACAAGAACTTGGATGCAAAAGTGGCCTCAAATAGGTCGCCCAACATGAGTAATTTATCTGGCTTTCTTTTAGATATCTCGTCTTTTATCCATTCTATTGCATCATTATCTTGCAAAGGACAGTGTGTATCCGTAAATGCCAGTGCTTTTTTAATATTCAAAACAATTTCTCCATTTATTTTTTAAATTCCCAATGTTTCTTATTACATTATATAGTAAAAAACTGGAAACAAGATGATAAAATTTATAAAATTATTATTTTTTAAACCTCTTGTTATTCTTCCTCATTTTCATCATCATCATCATCAACCATTGCTTTTCCCCCCATGCTAAATCCTGTTATTTCTCCTTTTTTACACGCTTCCCAAAGTTTATCATCCAATACCTTTGCTGTTACGTACCAAGAACCAGCTTTAATCTTATCCCCTCCTTTTTGTATTTCTTCCTCAGCCTGAAAGACCTCTACTGGATAAACATCCACAGCACGTCCGGCGTGCATGAATTTCATTTTATGTCCAGAAAGCATCCAGCTCTCCATACCTTTCCATATTTCTTCTGCTTCCCCCACATACTCATTATCAGAATCTATCTCATTTACTTCATAGACTATGCCTCCAACAATACGCTTTTCTTCATTTTTGGTGAAATTAATAGTCTTATCTTTTTTAATCAACTCAATTGTAACATCTTTTTCTTGGTTGTCAACATCTTTTTCAGAATTTTCTATATTTTTTTCTGGTTCAATCTCTTGTTTCCCCTCTTGTTCTATTTCTGTTACAGAACTATCATAAGTTGTTATTGTTTCTTCTGTTTCTTCTGTTTCTTCTGTTTTTTTATCTTTTTTTATTTCAAAAAAATCTTCTTTGTTTTCTATTTCTATAACATCAAGTTCAGAAACAGGACACAAACACAGTGAATAGAGAGGAATAGTATACTTTTTTTCATTTTTTTCCACATTTAGGGGTTTTTGCACACATTTTTCTATTATTGATTGAATTTTTTCTATATCTTTATCAGAAAACATTTTATCTACAATAATATCGGCTTTTTCCGCCCTTTTTGGGTTTTTTATATAATCTCCACATATACCTATACTTACGTCTTTTAATATGAGAATAGGCAGTTCATCGGGGGATATTCCTTTAACCCTTCTTTTTATAATAGAATAGTCTAAATCAGTTTTTTTAATATGTTCCCCCCTTACCTGAAGTTCATCAAATACTATTTCATAGATATTGTTGAACTCATTTTTTGTAAGCAGGCCATCCCCCCCAACAAGGCCATCTATATAGTTATTTTTACTTTTTTCAGATGCTTTATGGATTTGATTGGCACGGGACACTAAATTCTTCAATTCTGCTGTTTCTGTAGTTTTTACTGTTTCTTTTGTGATGTGTTCGAGCTTCATTTATAAATTCCTTGCTTTCTAGTGTTTATAGTCTAATTTCTTTCCATTCATATGATTCATCATCATATCTAGGGGGGTCTATTTCCGTAATTGATACAATATCCGGTTTGTGTGATAGTTTGTTTAAATTTTTTATAAGAATATCGTAAAAATCTTTAGATATTAAAACAAAGTCCTCGGTGACCAAAGGCAACATAGGATTATTTTGTACCTCTTGTATATACTTTGACATGTTGTCTAATACTAGGTCTTTTGGGACAAGATTTATTGAATTATTGTTCTCTTTTACTATCATATTACTCTACAACATTCATATCTATTTCAGAATCCCCAACCAATTTTGATGGGACACCAGATTCATCTACTATATTTAGTTCATCTTCGGGTGTACCAGGTGCTTTCATATCATTAGGATTGGTAGTCTTTTTGTCCTGGTCTTGCTGTAGTATTCTTCTTAGCATATCAATGGGAACAAAATTCTTATTAATAAACGCCACATTACCACTCTCACCATATGAAGCACGTCCCATCATGGTTCTGGCTTCATTTAATGTCAGAAGACCGTTTTGAAACTGTTCTGTTACTCTTTTTGTCTTTCTATCCTCATCCTCAAGTATCAAATGTCCATAGTCAAACTCAAGCTCATATTTTGTATTAGAATTTGATTGCAGGTCTTTAAATTTAGGAACAAGGTGTATATTAAGAATACCTGTTATTTTCTTGCATCTAGGAACTATTGTATTTCTGTTAAAATCTTCTTCTTGAAGTTTATAATTATCATATTGAGCATTTTCAAGAAGCCCTACTTTTACTGGTGGAACTCTTAATACTGATAAAATAGTGGAACGGTTATCTTTTCTTCCACTTAAAAAGTCAACATCTGTGGGTTTTGCCCCTATGTGCTCGTATTTAATGCCTTTTCCAATAACTGGGGTACGTCTTCCGGTTCTTGAGTTTCCAGCACCCTGATTCCAGATATTTTTTATATCATGTATATCATTTTTTGTAAGGGTTTTGTCTGTTGTTAGTATACCCTCTATTGTGCCATTTTCAAAATAATGCTGATTCCACAACACCATTTTATGGTCTAACCATATTTCATCTACTGCTGGTTGAATGCTACCCAAACCATAATAATCATTTAAGGGACTGAAATACTTAAATTGAATAACATACTTGGGTTCCAAAAGAGACTTATTTCCATATTTTTTAACCTGATACGTATAGTTTTTAACCCCCCTACCGTCTTTTCTGGGGTTTAAAGTAACCCTGTCAGGACGCATATTATATAATTCATATGGTTCTCCTGCTTTGTTATAAACTATTTCCCAATAATTAGTTCCAACTGTGTCCAAATATACTGAAAGTTCTTCAAATAGGTCGAAGAAGGTGGATGTTTCATTCGGCATATCAAGTAGTTCAAGAATAGGATGCTGCTCTATATATTCCACACTTTTCTTTTTTTTGTCTTTGCTGTAAGTTGTCTTTTTTAGCCGCATCTTTAATCCGGCTATTGTTTGGGCTATCGCCTTACATCCAGCATATGTCCATGGGTCTCTTGAATAGAGATTTATCCAATCAGCGGTATTATCGGGTCTTGTAAGATTGTCATAAATATTGTACATTTGCATGTACCCACTCATGGCCTCTGTTTCCCCTGATACCTGTGATTCCTTTTTTATTTCTATTTCTGAAACAACCTCACTATTTTTTTGAATTGGTTGTTCAGTGCCAACACTTTCTGTAGCTTCATTTTCTGTAAATTCTTTATTTTCAACCATTTATATTAAATCCTTGTGTTGTTTTATTGTATTTCTCTTTGAGTTATTTTTTCTACCAGATATGCTTCTATAAAATCTTTGTGTTCATCAAACTTCTTGCGAGTCCACTTTATATTTCTAAGTGCCTCCATTTTTGTACACCCTTGAAGTATATAATTGCAAAATTTATTAATGTCAGGAAAAGCATCTGGAAAAATATTCACATTAATTTCATTTGTTAAATCCCCTTTTTTAATTTCTTTTGCTATAGAGGGTTGTTCAAATAAAAGCCCCCAAGAACCATTGGATATTTCGTGAGCCTGACATTTTGTAATGCTCTTAAAGTATTTTTTCAGGCTGTTAGTGACACAGGTGTATATAAATTGTGTGGTTTGTTGTTCATTTCTATCTTTTTTGGCCTTTTTAATTGCATTCCATATAGCCATTTTAGCAGTTTGGACTACATCCTCCAGTTCTATAGAGGGAGTAAAGTCCTTTTTAGTATAGTTTTTATACATCTTTACAGCCACATTCAAAGCTATATACTCATATTTGGTATACATGTCTTGAAGCATATCATCATCTATATATATGCTACTTTCATTCTTTTCAGAATTTTTTTCTTTTTTATTCATTTTATGTCTTTCCTTTGTTATATCCTGTTGCAAAGTAACCTAAATTAACCCAAACTGTCCTTAAACATCGTTTAAATTTCCTCAAAATCCTCTTTAAACACTCAATATGTTGTGTTCCTCTATAATATTATATACAAGATATAGAAAAAAATATAATAATTTTTTTAAAAAAAGGATATAATATTATAGAGGCGAAGAACATAGATAGATATGTAACATAGGGAAAGATATTAAATTATGGCAAAATACAGAAAACTAAAAGACCTGAAAATAAATGAAGTTAGTTTGGTAGATAGGGCCGCAAATGGCAGGGTCTTTAGTGTAATTAAGAACAATAAAATAAATATCGAAGAACCAGTAGAAAAGGCAGCCAAGACCGATATTGAAATTAAAAGTGACGGAAGCATTGAAAATACCGTTTTTATTATAAATGGTGAACAGGTGAATCCTGCTAATTTCTGGTTCTCTTTTTATCAATATAAAGATGAATATGGGGAAATGGATGGAAATATTGCTTGTGATATGACAATAATTTCACCAGAAACTGAGGGAGGTTTTAAAAATGTAACCTCTATGTATCTTGCCGACAGAAACACCCCAGGGGATACAATGGCAGTTGAAAAGTTTCTTAAAAATTCCGGTGTTGTCTATGAAAAAGACATAGACTATATGCAGCTTGCTAAAAGTGCTGAGGTACTGGATGAATATAAGGGAGTAATCCCAACCGAAGTAGAGGAAGCCGTAGAGTATATAAAAAAAGTGGCTGTCCTTAGAAAAAACAACAAAGAATCAGAAGTAAGTGTTGAAAGTGGTGCTGAAAATCAGACCAAACAACTTGAAAACACAGAAATTGTGGAAAAACAGGAAAAACAAGACAATTTAGAAAAGGAAACAAATATGGAAGTCAAAAAAGAAGAAAAGGAAGAGGAAGTTAAAGAAACCCCCAAACCTGAACCTAAACCCGAAGAAAATAAAGAAACAGAAATAGCGGTTTTTGAAATGGATGAAGAAAAAGTGGGTAAAATTGTTCAGGAAAAGTTTAAAGATGGGTTTGATAGCCTACTCACCCAAGTAAAAGAAAGCATCTCTCAGGTTGCAACCGATTTTGGTTCAAAACTGGACACACTTCAAAAAGAAATAGAGAAAAAGCCAGAACCTGTTCAGGAAGCAGATGAGGATGTGGAATTGGACATTTCAGAATTAATCAGACGTGCTATTAAAGACGAGCTGAATCAGAAAAAGTAATTGTATAGAATCTAGTTATAGATAATTTAAGGAAATTTAAAAATGGAAATAAAAGTTAAGAAATCACAGGTTAAGGAAATTGAAGACAGCATTAAGGCAGAAGTAAATAAAAGTATGCCTGATGGAGTTCGCAAGTCAGTTATGGATACAGAAGTAGAAGTAACTAAGGGCGAATATCTCTCGATTTCAAAGTATTTCAAGGGTGTTTCTTCTGGCAACTGGAAGGACGCTGAGAGGGAAAAAGACCTATTCAAGGCAATGGGCGAGAATATTGGAACAGAGGGTGGCAACCTTGTCCCCACATATTTCAGTACCCAACTAATTGAACTCCTGTCAGAGCGTGCTGTTGTACGTAGTATGCCGGGTATTCAAACAATGAATGTTCCCGGTCAAAAAATAGAAATTGCTCGTCAGGATTCAGGAACCACTGTCACTTGGGGAAGTGAAAATACCACAATTGCCGAATCAACTGCCCCTACTTTTGGCAATGTATGTATTGAACCTAAGAAAATGACAGCACTTGTTCCTGTATCCCGTGAACTGATTCGCAATGCTGGTATAAATGTTGATATGCTAGTTAAAAACGAGTTTGTTAAGCGAATGGGACTGGCAGAAGACCTTGCTCTCCTCGATGGTACTGGTGGGTCACAACCCCTTGGTATCTATAACACTCCTGGTGTTTTAAATACCAACCTAAGTGGTGCTGTTATGAAGTTTGATAATGTTCTTGATGCTGACCTTCAAATTCGGGAACAAAATGGAACATTGACTGGATGGGTTGCTTCCCCAGTAATAGCCCACCAACTTCGTACACTCAAGGACACAACTGGTCAAAGCATATATGTTCCCCTTAATTCTCGTGTAACTGACCGTGCAAATGCTGTTGTGGCCGAACTTTATGGTGCTCCTCTTGTTTTGACCAACACAGTTGTCAAAACAAAAGGTTCTTCTGCAAATCAGACATATGCCATTGCCGGTCAATGGAGCAACGCTATAATTGGTGACGGCGAAGAAATGCGTATTGAAACATCAACACAGGGCACATACTTTGAAAAAGACCAAGTTGGTTTCAAAGCAGTTCGTTTTGTTGACATTGTGCTAACACATCCAGAAACCTTTGCCATTGTTAAGGGCATTGCAACATCCTAATTAGCCACTATTTAGGTAAAAGTTAAAACAATTTAAAAAAGAATAAGGAAAATATAAAATGGCTAAAGATATAAAAAGTAAAACCCGTACAGTTGCCCTTAATGAGATTACCGCACTAACAGGTGCTTCACAGGAATCAAGCTGTGTTGACCTAGGTACATCTCGTAATGGACATCTGATTATAACCGTAAACATCAGCTCAGAACTGGATACTGTAAAACTATATACCAGTTATGTCAGTGACTTCTCCATCAGTGTTACATCTGATGCCGCAACACAGGTAGTTCTCAAGGCTGATGCTGTGAACAGCAAGTATGAACCTACTATAAATTCGTCAGGCACCATATCTGAACTAGCAAGTGATGGCACTTATACATTTGCCGCACTTGACGTGTCACGATTTGTGAAGCTGCAATATGCTTCTGCTGTAAGTGATACAACTGGCACTGTAAACAAGATTAATGCAATAATTGTTGGTCTTGACATGGCTGGTGCTCCTTACACTGATGATGTTGCTGCTTATAGTTCGTCTGCCGCATCTGACGTTTGGAACTAAGTAAACCTCCTGTTTAATAGGGAGGGGGATTTTCGTCTCCTTTGCCCCCTCCCTTTCTCTATCTTATTGTACTTAAAGGTGACAAAAAAAACAGGAAAAATGGTAAAGGAAACAAGTTATTATGATAGAATTTGATGAAAAAATCGCTGATACTGTGGTAAGACTTAAGCCCTCTAAATATCTAAGGGTCAACGGAAATCTCTATAGTGGACAATTAGAGGCAAAAAAAGAGGGAAATAAAATAATAAACACGTGGGTTAGCCCTGAATTTAAACTTCCTCTTGAAATTGCCAAAAAAATGGCTGATGGCAACGACCCCACTGTTGTCATATTAGGTGCAGCAACTGTTGCCAAAAAAGAAGTAGAAATCGAAGCAGATGTTTTAGATGTTCCAGATGTTAAAAATGAATTAAGTGAACCAGTCGAATCACCTGATGAACCATCGGTAGAAAAAAAAGAAGAACCTAAAGAAAAGCCCTCAAGGGGCAGACCCAAAAAAACTGAATAGATAGTAAAAAAGAGTTGTTTTTGCGATAAATGCGGTGTTCCTGAAAATTCAACTCTGTATCAGCAGGTGGAACACACTTTATGCAACCGATTTTGAATTGTCGCAGAACAACATATAAAAATACTAGAAAAAATTTATAAAAATCTAGTGTGTTCTGCGAGATAGAATGCACTAGATTTTTTATTTAAATAAACGAAAGACAATGAAATGAATTGGAATAAAAAAACAGATGATGTAGCAGTATCAACAAGTGTTGTGCTTCTCGACTCTTTTGATATTCAACAAGGGGCTAGAAAGCTGCATATCAATGTGGGCAA